TTTGGGTCCATACTTTAAAAGCGTTTGAGTAAGGTTCACACGATACCCATCACACGTAGTCTGGTAATGGGCCTTAACCTCAAACGTGTTCTCTAAAGTCCTTATGCTTATACCTCTCGGGAGATAGAGTTTCCGTGCATGCTCGTCATATATGATGTACTCAAACGTTACTGTTCTCGTAGCTTTGTTCCATACACGAAATTTGTTCTCTATCTTAGGTGCATCTCCCCATGTATAGTCATTGATTACTATACAGGTAGGTCGTACTTCGATCTTCATTGGTCGTCCTCCCTAAAAAGAATGGGGAGGAAAAGTCCTCCCCACTTGTTAGTTGTTTACATCCTCTGACTTCTCAATGATTTCGAAGAGAGGTTTAGTCTGTACTTCACTCTCTACCTTCTCTGCCATGTAAACCTGCGGCTGAACATGAGCAAACATGTCGAGCTTACTAGGTGCTGTCTTTCTGAAGGAGATTGGTTTGTACAGTGTACGAGCAAGGTTCTCATACTGCATTGTAACCTGAATGCTCGGATTAGTCTCAAGAGCCTGACGAAGAGTGAGTATTCTATAATCCTGATCAGGATAATCCCAATCTGGCTTGAGAAGTATATCGTCTACAGCTCTGATCTGGTTCATGATTATGATCTCTGCATGGACTGAACGGATACCACCCATACCACAATCGATAAGCTTGTTGATGAAGTCTCTAAGAATCTCATGTCTCGTATAGTTACAAGTCTTTGTCTTGAGATTGATGATCGACATGACTTCTTTCAGATTCTTACCAAGGTCATCATTATAGATACCTACACCAAAGACAGGTATTCTAGACTGCTGAAGATCTGTGATAGGAATGAAGATGTCTGTCTCATCCTCATACTGTTTAGAATTGATCAGCTTACAGAACTCATCCTGAAGATAGAGACACTCATTGTTGGTACCATGAATCTCTATCACTTCTCCCTCTGGAGTTATGATCTCGAACTGAGTAATGTAATCTCTGAGTATATCGAAGTCGTCGCCATCGCTATCGCTATCGCTCATAGATACAACTGTTTCTGTATCTACACTGTCTCTATCGATATGAATCAACCACTTCTTACCACCCAGGAATTCGCTGTTTACATAGATATCCTCATCGTCGAATGTAAAGAACTGATCGAACTGCTCCTGAGGAATGCTCCACTCAATCTTACTAATCTTAGCCTCAAGAAGATGCTTAGCAGACAGCATAAGCTGAGTGAGAATCTGCGAGATTAACTCTGCAGCAATCTTACCAATGTTTACGATGCGATTGCCCATGAAGAGATTTCCATAACACTTCCTACAAATACCCTGTCCTCTGGCTGCACTTGCACAAGTGATAGGAGATCTCAGATAGATTGTCTTACCCACATGATCATGTCTAAGAGTATTGAGACAACCAGTGTTATACTCCATTCCGTCAGGATGAAGTCTGAAGTATCTATCCTGATACATCTCTATATTCTCTTCAGTGAGAGTTACTTCAACGAAGTTCTTGGTATGACAATCATAGTCAGGATCAACGTTGCCGAACTCATCTGTATAGAGATTCGTATCTATCTGGTTCAGACCAAGTACTCTGGCGAAAGCGCCTGAATCTGCTGTGTTCTGCTTGGACAGAATCTGAGCCTGACGTCCGATGCCTGCTTCAGCTACCATCCATTCAAAACGGTTAAGACCGCCTCTCATGTAAGAAGCGTCTATAGAGTGTGGGAAAATTCCTCCCTCACCGTTAGGCTTGATACCAATGTTAGAGATCATCTCTCTAAACTGCTTTGGCTTTACACCTACCTTAGCCCTGAAAGCATCTGCAAGACAGTGGTCTCTTCCAATCCACTTCTTACTCTCAAGGATAAGCTCAATGATTCTATTACAATCCTTCATTGCCTCGGCGTTCATCTGATCGGCAGGAAGGTTTGAATAGTCTTTATGCATCAGCTCATCAAACTCAGGACAAGCATTAGCCATGAGAATGAAATCCTCATGATTGATTGAGTTGTTGTAGAACAGAGCAAACTTCTCTGCAAACTTAAGAGTCTTATGATTAGTATAGATCATTTCATTAAGTCTCTTAGGATCCATTGTTTCTCTGTTAGGAATGATAGCATACTTGTTGATGTAGTTTGCTATAGCCTTCTTATCTATTCCCTTCTTACAGAAGAACAGATGCCAAGGCTTAAGTGTATGTCCAGCTTCAAGAACGAAGCCCCACATACAAAGATTGACCATAAGATCTGGTAGTGTAAGTCTTACACTCTTCTTATAGTCTCTGAATGTGACTGTTACTTTGGTCTGCATTATCGGTTGTTCGACGTTATCTGTAATCAGATTCTGCAGACCTATACGATAGTCATTAAGTTTTGTGTTGTCGAGATTTTCGGCTACGATCTCAACTGGTTGATTCTGAAGTAAGCATGTCCATACTCCATATAAATCGGTTCGTGTCATTGTCCTCTACCTCCTTAGTATTGGATAGTTTCAGTATAGGTAAACCTCTACTGTCGCTCCTATAATATACAACGAAAGGCATGATTGAGAGGGTAGGCAATGCCTACCCTCCATTCGATTAGTCTCTGTGAGATATGTCTGCAGCCTTAAGCATCTTAGGCTTGTTGACATTCTTGAGATACTCCTTCTGGCCGATTCTTGCAACCTTCTGAGCTTTTGAGTTGTACTTCTTCTCGATAGCTGCGAGAAGCTTACGCTCTCTGATACGGTTGACCTTAAGAGCCTTCCAGAGAGGATCGTTGCTATCCTTAGCAAGCTGAAGAGCAGCCATAGTTGTACGTCTGCTGATGTCGTCGTTCTTGTTAAGTCTAACCAGTGTCTTGCGGTTAGTGATGTTCTTCTTCTCGAGAAGAGCGATCTCTGCGGATTCGAAGAGTGCTTTCTTTTCCTCATCGCTGCAGTTAGCGAAATCGTCATAGAAGAAAGCTTCCATGAGTTCGTCCATGCTTACGTCGATAGCCTCAACTTCAGGACTTACTCCAGTTGACTGTGAATATATTCCCATGTTTGGATTCCTCCTTGTTTAATATATCTGAGCGGTGTAATTGCCACTACTGATTATATAATAGTTCTGTCAGAACGACTAAAAAGAAGGAAATGGGTAGGGAAGAACTCCCTACCCATAGCCTTACAGGGATACAATGTTGGTGAAGTTCACACTCTTCTTCTCTCTTCTGTCTATACCGAGAGCTTCTACTGGGAACGTAGCAATGTTATCATTGATAACCTGAGTGTAGTTGATGAATGGCTTAACCCACTCTGGTACATCTTCTTCAGAAAGTATAGCGATGTTACCACACTCTCCCTTGAAGTCCTTTGATGCGAGCATCTTTACCGCTCTTTCGTATACATCTGGGAACGTATCCTTGATCTGGTCGATATTCTTTTCTGTCATATCCGTCTTGATGATCAGAACGGTGTTACGTGTAGTAAGGTCAATGATTGGCTCATTATCTCTTCTGAGCAGATTATACGCTACAGCCGCCTTGATGGTATACTGTCCCATAGGATCTGCATAGCCAGACGATGCCTTTATACGCTGAGGTTTGAAGTAACTCTTATCACCCGCCATGAGAGAATCATAGATCATTTTCTCAAGAGCAGCGAGCTGTTTGATGATATCTATCTGAGAGATCTGCTCTGCATTGAGCACGAAGTACCATAGGATTTCTTCAATTCTTCTTGCTGTCTTCTCAGGTATTCCAACCTTACGGATAGGCATACCCTTTACATCAAGAGCTTCCTCAAGAGGAATGAATGCATTCTCCTGACGTTCCTGATAACAACAGTAGTTCTTCTTTACCATAGTAACCAATGCCTGCTTAAGCTGGAACTCGTTCTTAAGTATGAAGAATGACTTACGTATCTTACCGTCAGCAGTCTTGATAGCATTAGAGTTTGTAGAATATCTTGTCATATAATCAATCGACAGACGACCCATAATATGAGCAAGTACATTGATAAGCGAACAACGATATCCTGCTGTAGGACCTACAGAGTTATCATCACTCAGAGTCTGCTGAAGATCGATAACTTCATCCTTAAAGAAGTCGTAGTCGTAAGAATGAACATCTGCTCTCCATACCTTACCCTCATTGTTCTGCTCGATCTCCTTAATCCTCATCGGAATGGAGTAAGTCTTATCGAGAAGATAACGATACCATCCGTCGAAGCTGATGAAACAAGAGTCAGTATCAGTAAGAATAGATACAGAACGAACCATGTTCTCTGCTCTGTCGAGACGATCCATATACTGATGACCATAGTATACGTACTCCTTAACGAGTTCATATACTTCATCAAGAGCTGCTTTGATCTGATCTGCAAGATGACTAGCTTCTTCTTCAGTCATCGGGTTATCAGTATCCTTAAGAGCATCATAGATGTCCTTAGCATTAGGAGTCTTGTTCGGATCCATGAAATGTATCGGAAGCAGACTAAGGAAGTATACAACCTTATCCATAACGTACTTATTGTCGAAGAAGTAGAAGAGGTTGTTCTTGAAGAAGATACGATTAAGGTCTTCCTGGTCAAGTTGATTGATGATATCCCATACAATCATCAGATCCTTCTCTGAAGGTCTATAATAGAAACCACAAGTACAGATAAGCTGACAGAATACATCATATGCTGATACTGGCATATCGATGACATCATAATCGTTATACTTACGAGTAGGTCTCTCACGACGAACGTTATTGATGAACTGTATGATTTCATTGAGTGAACCAAACTTAACGTTGTTGTTAAGAGTAGCCTCGAACAACAGAAGTGCTGTAGCAATACAGTTCTGACCCTGCATTGTGATAGATGATGCAACGTTAACGTTGTAGAAGATAGATGTATGATTACCACTAGCTCCGTAGATAGCATTTGCAGATACCTTCTCTGAAAGCTGAAGGAGGTTGTACTTCTCATACATTTCTGATCCCTTAGGATACTTAAGCATCATTCCCTTATACTCAGCTCTCTTAGTCAGGAATTCCTGAATGAGATCTACGTATGGGTTAGGGCAAGTGCCATGCTTCTTGAAGAGAACACCAGATACAGTTACTATCGGTTCTCGTTCTATGATATAATTCAGGACGTTGTAAAGTGTAGTGTCCTGCTGATTGTGCGTGTAGTTGTTATCCAGTTTTACTGGAGTGTCTGAAAATCTTTTGGCTATAGAATAGTCTATAGCTGCATCAATATCAGCATCGAACAGTCTTGGGAATGACAGTCTCAATGCTTCTTTCATTTCGGTCTTATAGATGGTAAGACCTTTGTTTGAAATAGGTATCATAGTTTTCCTCCTTGTTCATAATCGTCCCAAACACGTACGATTATTTGATTATTTAATGGTTGAGTGCTCTCTAATAGTATACAATCGTACCAATTTGGAGGGAGGAACATCTTAGTAATCTGATAGAAAGGAGGGAACCTTATGCTCAATAAGGTAGCTCAATATGCTAAGAACGTTGGTAAGTCAGTTATCTATTCTACTGCTGATGTAGCAGGAGAGATGTTTACCAACCCTAAATCATTCGTTGAAGAGAATAAGGAATCCTT